ATTGGGATCCTCTCTTAAATATTCTGGGATTGATTTTAGTAATTGATCGGGATTAGCATTATCAAATGTGGAAGCGGATAATAATCTTCCTCCATAATTAGAACTAGCTTCATTTATACTACCATACCAGGTTAATACTTCGGTACTTCCTGTTTTAGCTAATTCATATGGAAAAGTTGAATTTGTTTTGGGCCATGATAGACTAGAACCACTATCATAATACATAAAATATTCAAATCTATCAAAATTTTTAATTATTTTTGATATTTTATCCTGTTCTATTTTTAAACTTAGGGATGAACCCGTTGTATTATTTAAAGTTGAAATAGATGCTGAAATAGATTCTATTAATCCTACTTTATAATGAAAATTTTCTATACGGGTTTGAGCAGAACTAAAATGAATAAATTCATTGAAATCTGTATAATCTACACTTATAGGAATAGATTTTTCTTCTAATAAGCTGTTAATTTGATTTTGGGAACTAGTAGGTGCACTAGATATAATATCATTATATGAAAAAGGTTGTGTTGAATTATTAACCTGTCCTTTTAAAGGTATATTAAAATTAGGGCCTGCTATTCTTTCAAAATCTTCAAATTCAACTACTTCTACAGGAAAGTCTACTTGAAAAGCTTCAGGTTCATTTACTGTAGTAACTATAAATAATTCTGATTTTATATTGAAGGTTTCGGGAAGAGATTCATATAATTTAACTATTATTGTTGGATTTTTAGTATTTTCGTTATCTAATTTAATATTATTAGCTATAACTAAATTATTATCCCCAAAATTTAAATAAAAATCTATAAAATATTCCTGTTCTTCTCTAAATTGTATAAAAGAATTTGTTTCTATTTTTAGGTCAGCTCCTATTAGTTGATTAGAATCTAATCTTATTTCGGTCCTATCCGAAGATATTTCGGATATAAATAACTTTTCTTCATTATTTCCAATTATTGGATCTAAAAAATTATAATAAGCTACATATTTACCTTGTACAAAATCTTGAGAAGTAAGATCATTTTCGGGATCAATTTTAAGTGTAGATATTAAAGTTGATCCTGCTTTTGTTTGTGATGTTTGATATCTTGTATAATTAGGATTAGAATATAGTATATTTTGGTTTAAATCATAAATGTAAAATTCTATAAAATCATTTAATTTTAATGAAGTTTCTATCTCAACTTTAGAAATTAAATTATTATCTTGAGATTCATAGGTTTGAAGCTCAAATGTAGTAGGATCTATTCTTGTAATATTAGCCATTATAAAAATCCTCCTACTTCATCAAAGTTTTTATATTTATTATAATGTTTTTGCATTTGTTCCACCGTTTGTTCTATAATATAATAAACATTATCTCTTATTTTACTATCGTTTGGAATTGGGGTAACATCAAATAAATTTTTAACAGCTGATCTTAATTTATCCCACCTTGCAAATTTATAATCTAAATTTATGTCATAGGTTTTTAAAGCAGAATTTTCACTACTATGTACAGTTTCTAGTAATACAGCAAAATAGGTTTTAAGAAAAACACCCGTGGCAAGTCGATATATACCAGCATCTTCGGGAAAATCATTTTTTCTTTCATCATTTATATAATTAAAATTTTCTATCATCATTTTCCTACTTACTGGAAATGCTTTATATCCCTTACCTGGATTATCTTTTTTAAAATCATTAACATATTTTACAATAGGTGGATCTTCTGGTGGTGGTGGTGGTGGTGGTAGGGTGTCCTGTACTGGTTCAGGAGTATTAACTATATCTACTACTGGGTTTTCTATGGGTACTTCTACTTCTTCTATTTCAGGAAGAGGTTGTGATACATCAGCTAAATCTTGTTGTGCCTGTAGTAATTCTTTTCTTAGAGTAGCTATTTCTTTTTGTAAAGCCTCTACTAATTCATCTTTATCTTCAAAACTAATATATTCACCACTTGTTTTAACTAAATATTCATGGGAATTATCAGGTCCTCTTTCATTTATCTGGTAAAATAATTCGGTGTACATATCAAAAAATTCTTGGACTGTAGGCTGCTCGTCTATTTGTTCTTGAATTGTTTTAACACCTAGTTCCTTAAAAGTAGTATCAATAGTTTTTTGATAAATTCTTTTATTAAAAACTTCCTTATTTAATCTAACGTCCCTAGCCATTATATAGCATTAACTACTTTAAAATAAAAATTATCATCTAATACTAGTGTAGAACCATTTATGTTAGTTTTAACACATATTTTATAATATCTTTCCGGTTCTAGTCCATTCATATAAACATCAAAATAATTACCTTTATCATCAGCACTTAACTGTGTAAATGTAGTGTCGTAATCTACAACATATTCGTTAGTATCCAAATCTTTTATAGCATAAAATGAAGCAGTTGGTAAATAACGTGTTTGTACAAATAAAGAACCTGTTGAAAATGTTCTAGTTGGATATTTTGGTGCTACATTAAATCTAAATCTATTTACACTTTCAGGGGTAAAAAATCCTGGATTTTCTGCTAGGGAAGATATTATATTAGTTGTATCTACTATACTAGCTGTAGCGGATCCTGTTAGTATTGTTTGAAAATCTCTCCATTTAAATTCTAATTGTGGTGGATATATAGTATTAGTATCAACACTGTAAAATTGCATTACGGGTTGAATTTGTATACTGGTGTTAAATTCTACACTATCTTGCCATTTAGTAATAAAACCATTATTTACAAATGATCCACTATACCATTTTTCAACTACTACTTTAGCATTTACTTTTAAATCCTTTGTTGATCTAGTATCAAATGATTGTGTAACTACATATTGAGTAGCATCCGAACTACTATAGTACCATGCACCCCCACCAGCAGGGGCAAAATCTGCATCAAATGAACTTGTAACAAAATTATTAGTAGCATCTGTTCCACTAGAGGACCAAGCTATTGATCCCTTAAAAAAAGGTGAATTCCAACAACACCCATCTGTAGTTTGGGGTACATCTAAGTATGTTCCAGTACCATTATTCCAACTTTGAGCTAATGGATGTACTTCTAAATCTGTTGCTTCTACAATACCTTGTGCTGTCGCTATATATGCTCTAAAATCTACATCCCACTGAGCTCCATTAATCTTGTTATTAATAACATCTTCAATTTCTTCTTGTACAAATTCAGTTAAAAACCTAGCTACTTGGGGATTAGTGTCTACAGCTATATTTAAATTAGATATGTCTGTTATAGGGTCTATCCCTGTATTCATATCGGGGTAAAATGAATATAGTGTAGCGTCTTTATGTGGGAATATTTTATATATAGCCATTTTATAAGTTTTCTGGGTCTGTATTCATAATATCTAAATAAGTTTTTCCTCCTGGTATATCACTAGGAAGGTATCTATGTAATTGAATAACACTGTTATTTTGAATATTAGAGGAAAATTCTGAATTTGGATCCATTTCTATTGCAGAAGTAAAACCAGGAGGAAAATTATAAGTATTTGTAGCTTTTATATTAATGTATGTTCCCCCTGGGATATTAGCAGAATTAGTTCTATTAGGTCCCCCTAATGGAATATTACTTTCTATATCTAAATTAGTGCTACGAAGTGAATCTTTTAAAGCCATAGTTTATATTTTTATAATGGTACTACTCTACCCTTAATATCATCATTAGGGTATTTTATTTCAAATATTGAAGGATCTAAACTTGGATATATTACTTGGTTTTGGGTAGCTCCCTCTATATCGTAAGCATATTGGGAATATCCTTGTGTTATTCCTACTTTATTAGATATAGTAACATTTTTTACTGTTTGTATTCCAGATACCTGATCTAATCTAATAAATAAATCTCTTAATAAAATAGGTTCATTAAGTTGCCATTTATCTCTATCAAAATATTCTTGTAAAGATTCAATACAAGATAATATAACATCATTATTATTAAAATTAGGTAATACTACTATTTCAAAATCTATACCTATGTTTATAATATATGCATCTTTTATCTCGATACTGTCTCCTATCATTTTAAATTGTGATAGATATGTTCTTAAATTTTTCTTTAAGGTACTAGTAGCTGTAGAAAATTGGCCCAAACTATTTTGAGATAAAATATACATACATAAAGTTTCAGCTGTAGATACTTGATTATCTAATGTTGGTTTTTCTATATAAACCTTAGATACTATACCAAAATCTGAGGGCATACTTAATGCTCTAATCATATAATCATTTAAAGTAACTGTTCTTTGCTGAGATGCTATTTGCATTAAGGTATTTTGTCTTATAATTTCATCTGTATCTCCTGATTTTCCTCCATCAGCCGCTAGGGGATTATTTGAAACTATAGTTCCAAAAATATAGTTAGCTGTTGTACTATTTAAATTTGAATTATTAAAAGTAATATTTGATTTATCAATAGAAGTTAAATCTCCACTAGGCACATTAGCTCCAACTCCTCCACCTGTTAAATATCTTACTGTTAAAGTAGTATTAGAAGGTGCTATACCATAAGTGTTTGTAAATAAAAAGTTTGTAGGCGAATATGCTGTTGAAAGTTTATCTTGCTCAAATGGCAAACCTATGCCTACATTATTTGGGTTAGGTGTTATTAATTCATCAGTATCAGCCGGATTACCCGCTCCAAATTGAATTTGTAGATTAGTTTCTGAGGTAAATCTTGTAGTAAAACGTCTTTGTACTTTTTTTAGTTGTAATAAATATGGTACTTCACCCGCATTTAATACATTATTAGGATCATTTGGGTTTGTATTTTTTATACTATTAAATACCATTTCTTGACCTAAATAATCTACTTCACTATAGGTATTACCTTCTGAGTCTGTAATATCTAATATTCCTATTATATTAGAATCTAAAAGATTTATTGTTGGGAACTGTTCTGGAGCCCCAAATGTAAAAGAAGTAGATTTAATATTAGCTGATATTGCTTGTCTTTCTTTTTCTAATAGATAATATGTAGGTGTTGTACCTGCTACACTATATATTGAAATGTTTGTAGGGTCTAAAGAACTTGAAACTGAAAAATCACACTGGTCTTGTATTAAAAATGAAAGAGTAGGTGATATGTTAGATGGTATTATTGTATTTGTTCCCACATTTATAGTATAACTAAAATCAGGATCACCATTAGCTAAAGCGGGAATTTGTTGAAATATTTTTATAGTAGCTTGAGCAGCACCAGTTGCCTTGGGTTTATAACCAAACATATAAGCTAACTCATATAAATTATTTGTTTGTTTAGCTAATGTAGTAAATGTTTCTGAAATTTGATTATCTAAATAAAATGACATTACATCACTTACATAAGCTGCTTGTTCCATAAACATCATACCTGGTGATGCAGGTGAAAAGTCATTAAAAGTATTTGGAAAATAAGTTTCAGAAAACTCTATTAATTTAGCTCTAATGTCCTGAAAATCCCTATTTGTGTATGATATGTTTCTATCTGGTGTAGCCATTATATAAAGGATAATTCTAATGTATCATTAATGTTAGTATTTTTTATACTGTAATCTAATGATACTATTATAGTATTTAAATCTTCTTGTTTTAAAACTTCTAAGTTTTGTATATTAATAGATGGAAAAAATATACCTAATTGATCTTGAATGCCTTCTTGTAAAAATTCCAAATTATCATCTGATATTTGTTCAAAAATAAATGCTCTTAAACCTCCCCCAAAAGTTGGGTTTAATGGTCTTTCTCCCGGATTGGTTAAGAAAAAATTAATTAAATTATTTTTAATTGCTTCTTTTGTTGTATAATTAGGTCTAAAGCAACTGGGGGCATTAAAAGGAATATCTACCCCTACAGCAACACTTTTATCAAAGTCAATTGGAAATATTTGTTGTGCATTAAAAGCCATTATTTACTTGTCATTAATCCCATTATTTGATTCATATTAACTTCTCCAGCGGGTAAGCTTCCATTAGGTGAAGTAGTGTCTATTGAACCTTTTGGGTCAAAGGGTTTATTCCCCCACCCTTTAGCATGTGTACTATCTAAGTTTATAGCAGTTTCACCTATAATATCCATATAAGCTTGTCTTTGTTCTTTTAAAGATTTTTTAGGTGTTTGTGTTACAGGTGCTGGTGTAGTTGATGTAATATTTTCTTGTACTGGTTGTGTGACTACAGCCTTAGGTGCTTTAACTGCTTCTAGTAAAACTTCCTTTAGCTCTTCTTGTATAGCCTCTCTAACAGCTTCTTTTATTATTTTTTTAAGTGCTTCGGTTTTCATATATTGTTTTTTATAAATATTAAATTAATTAAGGGGTTTAATAGCCTCCACCTCCTCCACCACCACTTCCAATAGATCCTCCTGTACCTGTTGAAACTGGGGTAGATGTAGTTGAAGTAGTTGTGTTATTATTATCTTCGTTAAATACTGGAGGTCCTACACCATCAACAGTTAAATTATTAGATTGTATATAGTATACTAATTCATCTATTAATATTTGATCATTTGATGAAAATGAGGGCTCCCCCCTGAGCATAATTATACCTGAAGGGTTTCTAGCTATTGCCTGTCTTCTTTTTAATCCTCCTATTACAGCACTATCAACGGGTACTACACTCATTTCAAAACCATTAACATTAGTAACTACAGGTGAAAGTTGTTGGGATTGTTCTTGGGTAGCTTCTAATAAATCTTGGGATAACTGTTCTTGAGGTAATTGTCCTTCTATAGCGCATCCTTGAACTAAACTATCTAATAGTTTTAAATAATCCAATATTATTTGAAGAATTTGAATTAAAATGGTTAGTACTATTAATGTAGCTGAGGATATTAATTTATATTTTTTTAGTTCTTCTTCTATCCTATCTCTTACTTTTCCCACGGGTTTTGAAACATCAGGAGCTCCAAAACCAGCAATTGGAGCTAAGTTATAAGCTGAACCTAAAGTTTTTACTACTATTTCTGCTATTGTAATAGTGGTATTTAAAGTTTCAACTCCAACTTTAACTGTTTTTAAAAATTTATAGATATTATTTAATGTTTTTGTTAATTTGTTTTTCTTTTTTATTAAAGCATTTAATTCATCTAAATTAGCGGGACATGTAGCATTCATATCTCCAAATTTTTTACCTAAAGCATCTTTAGCTTTAGATATCCCAAAAGCGGCTATTAAGGTTAAAACCTGGGGGAGTAAAACAGTTTTAATTTGTTTTACTAGATTATTCATGGCCTGTTGTTTAGCCATTTCAAAATCCATTTTTGATAATTGTAAGGATCTAATTTGATCTATAGAAAGAGGTAATTCTTGTGATATGGCCTCTTCTAAATCCAATTTAGAGGGTTTAAGTTTTATAATTCCTAATCCCCCATTATTTTTTAATCGTTTTTTAAGATTAAAAGGATTTATTATTTTTTGACCATAATCAGTAGCAAAAATATTAACTATAAATATTTGTCCTGGGGTATATTTTCCTATAAGAGTAAAATCACCATTTTCCTGAGATATAGTACTTTCTCCTAAGGCAGATGTTATTATAGCTTCTGATATGGGTTGATTATCGTTATCTACAATTTTACCTATTAAAACATAATCTACAGGGGGATTTACATCAGCCATTATAAAGTTTTACTAATTTTAGATAAAATGGGACAATTATCGTTTTCATCTTTTGTAACTTGTTTTAATATTTGATCCAAAGATGTTTCTACACTACTTGCAACTATGGAAAGTTGGTTATCAGGAACTGCTCCTCCCCCGGGCCATGATTGTTGAAATTTTAATATTCCTACTAATTGTTTTAAATTAGTACATAAATTAAATAATTCTGCTCTTAAAGATTCTCCTTTTACTATAGGTTCAGTAGCTTCTTTACCTCCCAGTTTTATATGGGTTCCTACATTTACTACAAAATTAGCGGGTGTATCAAAATTAAAACCCTTAACTGCCTCAAAACTAATAGTTCTTTTAGAACTTAACATTATGTGGTCGGATTTTGAATTAAAAAGTAAACGTCCTGAATTTATAATTACTTGACTTCCCACATAAGCCCCAGGTGATATTGGAATTTCTTTTAAAGATGGTGTATATGAAAAATATCTTGTTCCATTAACTTCTACGGGATTAGTAATAATGGGAATTTGTTGAGTTGAAGTCATATAAATCGAAGATAAATCACTATTTATATTTTCTATTATATTTACAAAACCTGGGATAGGTTGATTATTTTCATCTACAAGATTAGAAGGTTGACCATTTCTTAAAATAGTTATAGGACTACCATTTTCTCCACTTTCAGACCAACTATTTAAAGAGGGAATTTGATTATTAAATGGTTTTGTGGTACTTCCAAATCTAAGACTATTACCCCATCTACCCTGATGTAAAATATCTCCTACAAAAGGATAAAGGGGATGAATATTATCTTTTTCTATAAATGTTTTCTGTGAGTCATTTCTATCACTATTAAACCTTATTCCAGTTCCATCATCATCTATACGTCTTATAGGTGAACCTGATGTAGTTATACTATAATCTTTTTGTTGAGATGCTAAAGTATTAGGTAAAGTAGGATTTGGATAAGCATTATGATGATTACTATTCCATATACTAATTGTATTAATGTAATAATAAGATTCAGAGGATTGGTTACTTCCCATATTTTTATTGGGTAATGAAATAAGTAAAACTAATTCATTAATTAGGGGATAGGCCGACATTTGAGGATAAAAAGGTTTTGCAGCATTTTTATAAGTTGTACCTTGTTTATTATTTTCCTCCCAAAAAATAGTTCCAATCCCGTTAAATCCTCCATAATTATTCCATTCTTGATGAGCACTATTTAGTATAATATCAGTAACTCGAGCAACAGTTATTTTGCTTTCTATAGAATTAGAAAGATTTATAACATTATTAGGATATATAAATTTATTTTTTTTTGGCATTAATCTTCTTTTTTAGGGGGTAATTGTAAATTTTGTATTTCTTTAAGTAATTGTTCTTTTTCCTCTTCAGATATACCAAATCCATTATCTTCATTACCTTCATTCGCAAATATACGTTGAAAAATTGTAGCAACTTTTATAAGTGCTTCATCATTTTTAATACCTAATTCCATATATTCTTTTATAAGTGGCACAATCATTGTAGCATCACCTATATCGCTGATTAATGGCTTTAATTCATTAATTAATGCTGTGATTTGGGTTTCTTTTTTCTTTTGATTATCGTAGATTTCTTTAAGTAAATCTGAATAAGATTTTTTACCAAATACTTTTTTATCTAAATGACTCATAATTATACGTTTTATTCATGTATAAATATGATTAGTTAAGATCTTTCAAAATCTATATATCCTGTTTCTAAATAAAAAATATAATTTTCTTTAAATAAATCATACAATCTATTAGCTATTTTAGTTATTTTAGGTGTTTTTACTTCTAAACCATTTGTAGCCATAATTTCTCTTATATAGATATAAAGAGCTTTTTTATTAAATATTTCTAAATTTTCTCTTTTACGAAATAATTCTAATATAGCATCAGCTACTTGGGCATCATTACCTTTAGGAAAGAATATATCAAATCTATTTTCAACATAACTAATATAATTATCTAAAAATATAGATAAATTATCTTTTTCTTTTTCTTCACCTATATTATAAGAATAATTATCATCCTTATATAACTCATCTACAGGTGCTTTTTGAACTCGTTTTTTATAATTTTTTGTATTATATACTATTAACCAATTTTTTGTTATAGTACCAAAATATGAATATGCTTTTGCTCCATTATCAGGATTAAATAAATGTAATTTAGAAAGTAAAAAAGTTATCACTTCATGTTGTAGGTGTTCTATTTGGTCTACTTCTGTGTAATAAAATTTAAAAGTATGAATTATATTTTCTGTTAGTTTAAAAAAAGCATAGTGAATTTCATCCCGGTATATCTTACTTCTAATTTCTGGATTTGGTTCATTATTATATCTAACAATAGCGTTTTCAGTGTCTTTAGTAAAGTAGTTTTTACTCTTAGGTCTTCTTTTTCTAGCCACGGTAATCATTTTATTTCTTTTAACTTGAAATCATTCAAGATATCCTGAATGTCTTGGATAGATTGGAAAAAATATCCAACCTCATCATCAGATTTAAATGTACCGGCCCGATCTATTTCTTTAAGTTTTTTATCAGATACATCTATTGTTTTAGATAATCTATCTAAGTAATTTAAATATTCCGCTAAAATGTCCTCTTGTTTTTCGTTTTTACGCATTAAATTAAAAGTAGTAAATCCTAAGATTACTACTAATACCGATAAGATAGATATTATAACTGTTAAAATCATAAACTATCTAGCATATTTTTTAAACCTTCACTTTTCATTGAACCTAAAGTTTTTGTTTTTATGTCCATTTTTTTATTCTTAGGTTTATTATTTATTGAATTTGTAAATTTAGGTAACCATTCTTTTTCGAATTCAATTCTTGCTGCCATTAAGTCTGCCTGATGAATTATAAATATCATAGAAGTTCGAGGTTTTAACTCCGGCATATAATTTTTTAAATAAGGCTCATTAGCTTGATCATATAAACCATCATGTAATTTAATAGCCATCCATTCATTTTCAGTAAGTTTAATGTCATGGTCAACTAGCAATTTAATGGATCTATCCGGAACTGACATATAGGTTAATTTTTTATTGTATTGATACATTTCACCTAAATTCTTTTTCCTCCATTCATCCTGAGATGGTAAATATGCTATTTCTTCACCATTACCCATTTTCCCTAAATCATGGTTCATAGCAGAAAATACAAGTTCTTCAATTGTATAATTTTGTTCTGTACCAAATTCTTTCCATACTTCATTTATAGCTAAAGCACCGCTTACAACTCTATTAACATGGTCAATGTAACCACCTGGAAATGCATTGTGGTAAGCTGTTTTATGTGATGCTGGCATTAGTACAAGATCATCTTCGAATTTCTTATAAAATGCTAATAATTTTTCCTTTCTGGGAGATGATATATGTTCTTCAATGTTGGTTAAAAATATTTCCCAATTTGCCTGAATGTGTTCTGCTGATAAACTCATTATGCTTCTCTTTCTACTATATCAACTAAATCTTGAACTGTTTCTTCTATTGCTCTTTGAGCCTCATTTATTGATGTTCTATCTCCACCTCTATGAATTTGCATATCAAGTTTTTTTAATTGTCCCTGGAGTGTTCTAAGTCTATTTTGTACTAATTGTTTATTTCTCATAACTTTAAATTAAATGTTAATAGGGTATTCCTTATACCTACCCTATCACCTTTTTTATATTATACGTTTTTTTCAAACCCCGTGATGGGAATATACGATATTAAGATTTCGACTCCAAATTATCTTTAAGATACTTTTGAATTTTTACTAAAAAAGCACATTTTTCATACTCTTCTGCGTCTTCAAAAAAAGATATTGATAATTTTAATGCTGTATCTAAATAATCATCATGTTGGATTAATAAACTACCTTGCCATATTTCTTTATCTATTTCACAATCCTTAATAAAACTCCAGGCTCTATGGTGAGCTATGTATTCTCCTACTTCATCCATACCATCCATCCCAAAATCATCTTGGGGGGTTTTAAACATATTAATAAGCTTTTTTTGGAAAACATGTTGATTTAGAATAATTTTTTTATACATACCTACTTTAAATGTAGGTGTTTTTTCAAATTGTTCTATATTAATAGTAGAGGGTGGCTCATCAGTGTATTTTTTATTGTCACCTCCAAATAGATTAAATATGTGGTTTAAGTCCATGTCCGTAATAAATATAGTACTATTACAATACATGTCAAATTAAATTAAAGAAAAAAACGTCATATGTGACTTGGATATGACTAAAAGGTTACGTATATTTATAGATATGATGATAAATAAAACATTGATTATGGATACTTTATATAAATTATCATCGATTAAAATTATCCTGTTTTTATTTTTTACATTTATTGGATTAACACTAATAAGTCAAAATGAGACAACTAAGTCTGAATTTTTAAGTTTTTACAGGTACAATCCAGAAAGATTGACTTGGGACGAACATAAAAAACGTGCTACTGAGATGGGTGGGGATCTTGCATGCATTACCAATACTGATGAGAATGAACAAGTAAGAAGAATTGCTGGTGGAGAGATCGTATGGATTGGAGGGATACGTAAAGGTTGTGGTAATGGGCCTGGATCTGATTATTGGAAATGGTCCAATGGTAAAGAGTGGTCTTACACTAACTGGAGAGTAGGAGAACCCAACAACAGTCCAAGTAGTCATGACCCATACTCAGAATATGATGAAAACCGTGTGATGATGTGGGAGAATGGAGAATGGAATGATGCGTCCTCATTACATGAACTTTCCGCAATATATGAGATACCCTTGAATCGCTCTGTAGAGTATTATGATAATGATATCAAAGAAAATTTGGATTATACTAAAAGAAAAAGAAATTCATTTAGAATGATATTAGGTTCTATTCTTTCTACCGGAATCATTTTAATAATTAATTCTAGTCAAAGAGTAAAATAACTATATAGGTTTAAATATTACTAATCTTTTAATTTAAATTCACTAGATAATTCCTCCAATATAATTTGATATTCTACTTTATCTAATTTAGATAAGGATGCATACCATTTAGGAAAATCTCTACCTTTTAAAGATAACAACTCTTCTTTTAGGTCTCTCATCATATTTTAATTTATACATACGTATATACTATACATAGTGTTTTCCAAGTTTTTCAATTGCCTCTTGTGCTTCAACGAGTGGTATGTCAAAGAATTCACGTTGTTGATTCACGCGGTAAGATGCTAATTCCGCGTGGACTTCTTGTTCTAGTTGCTCGCCATTGAAGCATTGAAATGCCCATTCTACTTTGTATGGTAAAGCTACTCCCGTAGAGGCACTAATTTGTTTTGCTCGTGTATGTGGATCATTTTTTGTGTAACCTATTTTAAGCATATTGGGTAAAGCAGGATTTGATAGTACATATACCCATTGATCAGCTTCACCGCGGTTAGCATATATGTCTTTACGTCTGGAGGTATAATATGTTATTTTATCCCACCCATCTTTATCTTCTGTTAGGGTATAGAATCGGATAGGAGAATTTATTAAATCTTCGTCTTGACTGAAATATTTTAAAGCTTGGCTAGGGGTTATTTTTTTGAGGCTTGTTTTCATTAAAAACGCATTTTTTGTGAGCGTGCATTACGTTCTATTAAAACTTCGCTTGAAACGATCTTACTATTAAAAGAAGGGATAACTTTTTTATTGGTTCCATAAGCATACAACGGGCCTTCATAATCTTCACCTTGTATTCTTCTTTTACCATCAAAGGATCTAAAATCAGTTGGGGTAACTCTATACCAATTGTTTAAGTTTGGTAAAAATACTTCTAAATTTTTGGATTCATTAAATAAGAATTCCATTTTTTCTGTATAACCTGTTTTTTCCATATTATATTATTATAACTTTTAAATGATCTGTAACGGTTTCTTTAGGAACAGGTTCGGGTCTACCCACATACCATACCCCACCATTAATATTAAATGTAGTTTCTATAAAAACATTAATAGTATCTCCTATCATTTCGTTATCTAAAAAGATATTTTGAGTAGGGGTATAATTATACATAGAATTTGTACCAACTAAGGTTGGAGCATATGGACAATCTGTACATAAATTTGCTGGTATTTGGTATCCTGCAATATTAAAAGGTGGATGTAAACCTATTAAATCTTCTAGAGTATAAGTATAGTTTCCAAATGGTATAGGTGTTGTTAAAGTATTACTATTAAACCATCCTAGGTATGAATACATGGGTGTTTGAAATAAAATAGAATCAAATACAACCCAATAATCTGTATCAAAATTTGCCCCTACCATTGGAACATCATTAATTACATAATATTCATCTAACTCTGATATTAATCCTTTAACTTGAAAATAACCTAATCCATTCCATGGAATTTCATAATATCCATTTGAATTAGGAGTTATTAATTGGTTTTCATATACAACTGTATAATTAGTTTGACAATTACCATCACATAATGGTGGGTAATGATTTTCTTCTTGAGTACATGAAAATGCACTTAAAATAGTAAATAATATAAATAGTTTTTTCATAACCTTAATTTTGATGTAAATATACGAACCCTTTTTTGGGGAGCCAAATTTTTATGTGGGGGAAGATAAAAAACATTATTATTCCAGTATAAATATATACTTTATCGACGATGAAGAATCCGTCGACGGAGAAGATTTTAAAATCCTTGGATTTTGGTCCTTTTGGGTTAAATGGGCTTTAATATATAGGATATAGGTATATACAACATCGATGGTAAAAAGGTGTACTTCTGCTATGAATACATTTACTTCTTTTTGTGCGATATCCACGCGTATATTGACATCAGCATACGTGGCTATCTACGCATTATATACGCCATATATATGCGGCATAATTAACGCATGCAGCATATTATGTTATATAAATAAGTGTATAAGGGTAATATAATAAGTACGGACAACAATACCCCTACCTATACAAGGGGTACGTTGCGCCTTATTTATGCACGCAATGCAGAGCTAGATATAACGAATATCCACGTTGTTACTCTGCACTGGGCCAGCTATTATATTTTATACTGAACAATTTTCAGTACCAATAAACCCAGGTAATTTATTTAATGGATTCTCACACTCGGACTGCTTAATCTCAACAAATTTAACATCGGCATATCTAATTTTCCCAATTGCTTTTTTACCTAACATATCAAATGTATAAAGTGTAACACATGTAGGACCCCACTTATTAACATTCATTCCATACCATCCCTCACTTATTGAACCACAATGCTCTTCTCCTTCCATTTTAACAGTATGGAATTTTTTAGGTATATCACCATATGAACCATCTTTTTTCTTACCATAATTAGTAATACCTTTAACTGTGAATTCACATCTACCTTCATTCATTAATATCTCTCTAACTTTACTTATATCTTTATTATTCATAACCTTGATTTTTAACTTAACTACATGGTAAATATACGAACCCTATCTGTGGTAGCCAAATTCCTCGCGCAAGAAAGCGTGAACAATGTATGGTTCATATATATTTTAAAAGTAAGTTGGAAAGGGTTTGGGATCGGTAAACAAGGGTTAACATTGGTTGCATCTTACCTCACATAACCCCCATATAGTTTATAACATACTATTATAAATATAATATTGTTTACCCCATATTAAGAATGTTTACCACACTTAATTAAATTTTTTCACCAACTAAACTTAATAATGGTAACTCTTTTTCCTCCACCATCAAAACATCATAATATAACCTTCTTTTATTATACAAATAAGCCCTAGCTTCATCCAAACTATTAAATTCCTCAGATTCCAATAACCCATCAGGTTGTCTTTTACTTAAAATATAATACATAACTTAATCATTTATAATAGAAGCCAAAGCTATTACTAATAAGCTTCCAACTACTATTAACGTTAATAAACCAACTTCAATACTCATCTTTTATCAGCCAATTCCACTTCCACCATATCATCAATCATACCCTCTATTCTATCCATCTGAATTTTCATATCATGCACCTCCTCTTCCAAATCAACAATATCATCTTCCATATCAAACCATTTATCTATCATCTTTATTTCCCTGTGTTTTAAAGCATTATTTTCAGTTATCAACCACACTGCCCCAGCAAATGTAAGTATAACTAATATCAACAGTATATTATTTGTTTTCATCATTATTTATTTTATCATTATAATCATTTTCATTCCTAGCATCCATAAACCCATCAATAAATCCCTTCAACGCATTCCAACCAACACCCAAAAATAAAGATATTACAAACGCTGAAAGTAATATTTGTATTATTTTAAGTCCCATACACTAGATTTTTTACGTTTAATATTCTTAATACGTTTAAGTAAAGGTATATTTACATTATCCCAAAACTGCATCCACTTAACTTTAGTTTTAATCAAATTCATCTAAATATTCTTTTTTAACATATTTCAATTCCTCTTCTGTAAATGAATCTGGACTATCATTAACAATATCCTCTACATGCTCATTAAAATACTCCTCAAATTGATCATCCATATAGATATCATCATACAAATACTCATCAATATAAACTGAATAATGCTCTTCCAATACCTCCATTATTGTCTCTGCCAAGTCAGAATCATAATAATAAACATCCTCATTAATTGAAACATTCTGATCATCATGAGTAGCAACATACACTTCATAACCATCGGCAGTAGATTCTGAATACACCTTAAAATCACCCTTATCAAACTCATCTACAATTTCCGTATTCAAATAATCCAACACTATTTTTCTATAATTCAATTCCATGTTCTGTATATACGTATTAATTAATTAATATGTGTTAAAAGAGCTTCTCGAATTTCGCTTTTCTATATTTGATCGCCTTTGCTTTCTCCTATTTCGCTCATCTAATTTTGCTTTTCTTTCCTTAATATGGCTTAAATCATTCCTCCAAGCCGACATTGTATTAACTGTTTGTCTAATACTATTTTTACCCATTTAACCTTGATTTTAATTTTACAATACTATATAATATAAACATAGCTAATGCAATATAACCTATGTTTAATAAATGTGGGTGCGAATGTTCTCCACAAATCCCTAATGCATGATATATAAACTCTTTCATTTCCGTTTTTTAATTTAATATAATAACCTTTTTATCACTCCTCACGTTTTTTTTAATCTATTTTTCTAATCATATACCTGTCTACATCTCTATATTTGTATAAAGCAATATGATCTTTATCTTTAATACCAAATGAACCTCCTGACATTTTAGTAATAGTTCCTTCTTTAGTAATCATATCAATTCTAGACATAAATTTAACTTTATCACCTGTAGTAATTGTATTACCATTTGAATCTCTAATTATATCATCCATTTGAATAGTGTTTATATAAGCTAATTATTGCATACATAAATATTCCAAACATAATAATTGGTGGGTAAAGTATACATAAAGGTATTACTACTAAACCTACTATTATCCAAAGTATAGCTATTTCTTCTTTAGTTTTCATCTTTCTAATATTACAAATTTACCAAAGGCATTATCAAACACTTCTAATAAATGCTCATAATCGCCCTGCATCATTTCATTTATAAGAGCAGAACCATTATCTTCCCACTCTAATTGCTTTGCAAATCGCTTTGCATAACCCATTAATGCAAATGCATTACCATCTGGACCTGTTAAATCTATTACTATAGGGCCTGTATGTTCTTGTTTTTTTCTTATCATAACCTTATTTTTGGCCCCCAAAAGCCCTCGCGGGCTAGGAAATGGGGGTATTGGTTATGTTGTAGTTAAACCTTTATTATGCATTTATTGCTTCTGTAAATAACCATCCAACGTGATTTTTCTGATTTAAACTAAAATGTAGTTTATCCATTTGACCACCTCTTCGGTTTTTACTAAAAAATAATACTCTACTACCATCAGAGAATTTTAAATGACCCATTCCAGTAAGCATATGCTTGAATCTGTTTGAACCAGCAAATTCACCACTTTTAGTAACTTGTTGTATTATTAAAAATGTAGTATTCTTTTTAGCTATATTCTCAGCTTTATTATGCTTTTCAAGTAAATTTAATACTTGACTCTCAGCATTCTTGAAAGTACCACCATGAAAATCTACAATGTTAGTACAAACTTCAGCCATACTATCTATTAGTACAACATCAAAACCTTGAGCTAATACACTCTTTAATACTATTATAGGATCTTTTTCAATATAATCACCCATAAATAAGATATCTAATTTACCAAATTTTGGGTATCTTTTAACATATCCATATAAATCAATACTTGTCATTTCACCTGAAATGAATAAACACTTTTGACCTTTTTTCTGAAGATCAGCTAATATATCTAACATAACTGTTGATTTACCAACTCCTGGATCTCCAACAAAAGCAAAATTTGTACCTTTCATTAAACCACCTTCGCTTGAAAGTAATGAATCAATTTTTTTACCTGTTTTCATTGGCTTAAATAAACCCTTATCAAACTTGATATCATTCATTTTTACCAACTGAGGCTTCCATTTACTAACTGTAGCATTACCTACAACTTGCTTTTTACTTGGACGACCTCTTTTAACTTTATTTTCTACTTTTAACATAACCTTTATTTTATATATTTTTTAACTTAACTACATGGTAAATATACGAACCATATCTGTGGTAACCAAATATCTCCGCTAGAAAGGTAACTCTTCTTCACATTTAGTACGTGATACTGGCTCACTAATATCATTTAGTGATCTAGTTTGTAAACTAGCAAATGGGCATTCATTTATTTCAATTACTCTGGTATGATCACCATTTACTTTTCTTTTCATACCATGTGCTATTTTTCTAGCCATATAATCATTTTCTGCATACACATAAGTGTCTATTACTACTGCATATCTTTTTTTATTTCTACCTTTAAATCTACTCATATTACTTATTTTTAATATTGTACCAATAATTCCAACCTGTGTCTTCGTCTTCGATTTCTTGCTTTTCAACTTTATAACCTAATTTTTCAAATATAGCATAAAATTTATCTTCATAATATAATTCATTCCAGTAACCGAATCTGAACATAATATATTCTTCACCATCAAATTTATCATATCTTGCTTCAACCTGGAAATCCGATGATCCATAATAATCTTGGACTTCTAATAATGTTTCAAATTTTAATCTCATAACCTTAATTTTCTAAATTTTTCGCTGTCCAAGCTGATAATATAAAACAAGCTATCCATCCTATAACCCATCCTACAGCTGGCCAAATACCTCCACCTTCATATACGAATTTAGTTGTTATAACTGCAACAAATAAAATTGCTATAGTAAGCATTACTACAAGCACTGATGCCATTTTATCTCCAAGTGGATCAAACCAATCATTATTATTTTTAAACTCTTTCATAACCTTTATTTTATTTTTTAACTTAACTACAATGTGAATATACGAACCCTTCTTCAGGTATCCAAATATTTGCGCAATTACTTTTAGATTAATTCAAATCCTTTTTTAGTAAGATAATTACGACTATCTGATCTAAAATCATCTCTAACTGTATAATATAAATGGATATTTACATTTTCCTTAAATGAAATATCTTCTAATGCATCTACTAATAAAAATTTACCTTCATTAGTATGATCTTGTTGAGTAATATATTCTACAAAAAGTTCACCTTTATAATCATAAACATCATATGATTTAAATCTATAATCAAACCACTTTTTATCAAATTCTGAAATTGCGTTTTCTATTAAATCTATTTCTTCTACTAAATATTCTGTTTTATACATAACCTTAATTTTACCCTGTAAATATACGAAAGGGCTTTCGCCCCTCCAAATATTTACGCAATTGTTTTTTGCTTCTTTTTCCAAGCTGGAAATAATGCCGGATGGCCATATTGATTTTCTGTTAAATAAGCTACTTTATCTTCAAAATCAGCTTTAATCCATTCAGCTCTTGGAGTAATACCTTTAGCAAATAACTCGGCACAGAAATATTTATCTAATTCCTCTGCTTTGGTATGTGTTTCGTACATATAACTTTTTTCACCAGTTGTTCTCCAACTAAATGTATCAATTTCAACTTCATTCCATTCAGCTATCATATGGTCTGTCATTTGACCTCTTTCATTCTCTAATTTCTGAATTGAGATACCCACAATATCACCTACTTTCAATCCATACTTTTCTAACTCATCTTTAACGATGTTTTTTATTTTTACTTTATTCATAACCTTAATTTTACCTTATAAATATACGAAAGGGCTTTCGCCCCTCCAAATATTTATGCAATCATTTCTAAAATTTCTTCTTGTGTATAATTAACTATCCAACCATCCTGAAATCCATCTCTAACCGTTATTTTTCCTTCTGTTAAATCAGACATTTCTATACATTCATTTTCAGTTATGTAACCATAACCATAACCTTTTATTAATTCCATTATCTCTTTTCTTCTTTTTTCTGTAAATTCAAACATAACCTTAATTTTTTATTTGCCTAAATATACGAACCCTTTTTCAGGTAGCCAAATATTTACGCAAAAAGATGCCACTTTTCTTCTGCTCTTAATGCTTCTAATTCAGCAGGATTATTTTTATAAGTATAACCTTGGTCATAATATTTCTTATCTAAATCCTTTGGCTGTAAATAATGAATATATTCATGTATTAATGCTCTAAGTAGTTCTTCTTTATCTGGAATATAATCTGAGTATAAAGATATTTTATTTATATCACTATCGTATCTACCACTTGGTTCATCTTCACCTTCTGCATCTTCATCTCCAGTTAAATCAACAAAAACATTTCTGTATACTACTATTTCAGGAATTGATTTTTTACCTTTACCAAAATATTTTACTATTTTAGGGTAAGCTTCATTTGCTATATCTAAAATTTCTTGTTTATCCATCATAGATAAATATTAAGCAAAATATAGTAATACAAATTTACATGCCATTGCTGCTGCAAAAATCATTCCAGCAAGTATTGCTGTATCTAATATTGCTTTAAATTCTATTATATTACTATTGATGTATTTTATAACTTTTTTCATAACCTTAATTTTACCCTGTAAATATACGAAGGAGCTCTCGCTCCTCCAAATATTTACGCAATTTTCTTTAAATTAGCTTGCAAACTCTAATGCAACATCAAATAGTTCTTTATTGATCTTTTGATCTTGTTTGAAGTTTTTGATTTGTCTGGCTTTTCTTAATTTACCAGCAACTTTATATTCGAAATCACCATCAATGATTTTTTCTTGTACTACATTAAATACACTCCAAAGATCCTTACCTTTATCCTCATCTCTAGTAGGTGTAAGTAAATCTTTAAAATCAATTTTAATTCTTTTTAATTCATCATCGTTGAATCTAGTAGTAATTGCTTTTTTAGCAAACGCAATTGCTTGATTTTGACCAAGCTCAGTTGCCTGCATTTTATTCATTGATTCAACTGTTAAAGGTAATTTTTCAACCATTTCTTTAATTTTAACTTGAAGCTCTTCAAATGAATAACCCATATGTCTCATCTTAACATCTTCAAATTGTGTGGTTGAAATAACTAACCCATTTTCACAAATCATTCTAAATAACCCAGCGGTAAATGTAAATGCATTTTTACCATCATGACTATTTGTTAATAATACTTGTGGAAAAACTGTATCACCACCTTTACCATCAATCTGAACATCTGGATTTCTAAATACTACTAAATGCTTTTGAAAACCTTTAGTGCTATTTTTTCTAGCTTTAACTTCTTTGGCATCAACAACATCCCAACCTAATGTTCTCATATCATTGATTACTTTACTAGTAGGAATGTGGGTATAATGCTTTGAAACTTCAGCACTTGCTTTTTTACTAAATACACATGGAGCTTTTTCTCTAATTTGAGCATCACTTAAAAATTCACTTTTTTCTAAATCTAACATAACTTTTATTTATTTATTTTTTAACTTAATTACCCTGTAAATATACGAACCCTATCTTGGGGAGCCAAATATCCTGCGCAGGAAAGTTAATTATTTTTTAATCTAGACAGTAATGCTTCTTCACTGCCAACTATAAACTGAGCTTTGTTAGCTGATATATCTTGGTTAATTAATGGTCTAATTTTGTCAACTGCCTTACACATATCTTCTGCTATAACAAATATTTCTTTTTCCTCACCCTGATCTAAGTAAACACATTCATATATAAAGTGGTCTTTTACTTTAGATGTACCCTTTAAATTTATTGAAAGCATTATAGTACAGGAACCCCTATTTAATAGTCCCTGTATTAAAGCCTGTTTTTCTTTTTTATATTTACTTTTTAACATTTTTTAGATAAATATTAAGTAGAAGGGTAAAGTAATGCATTCATTTCCTCCGTCATTTTTTCCATTGCACTTAAATATTCTTTTAAAGTATATATTTTACCATTTTCACCTTGTGGTACATATCTTTCTCTTGATATACTTCTTATTAGATGAGGTAATGAAGCATAATACCCTGCTGTAGATTGGGTTTCAGCTACTACTTTTAAGTAAGTATTAGTTGATTCATCTACATGAATTTCATAGGGTAATAAAGCCTTATCTTTTATTAAACAGTACCTACTTGTACTGCCTGTTGGTCTTCCTTTACTTGCCATAACTTATTTATTTTTATTTTTATTTAACTTTTATTGGTCTGTGATTAAAACGAGCATTATGGTACATTGCATTGTATACTCTTATTTTAGTTGGTTTATCACTATGACTGTGATGAGGTTGAACATGTGACTGTTTAGTATTTAAAATTTTATGTGGGTTTTTAGTCAAATTTTTTTCAACTCTACACGATAAACATAACAAAAGGAATAAAATAATACAAACTATCTTATTCATTTTTATCAAATTTATTTTTTAAGTTTTCTCTTTTAATTATTCTTTGCAATGCTTGAGGATAATAATTTGCCTCAGCATATTGTTTATTTAATAATAAATATAATTTCTTTTCTGATTTACATTTATTAGCGTATGTTGAATACCATAAAGCATAATCTGTTAATGATTCTTTCCAATTATCATAATACGCGTGTCCATGTTGAGTACCTTTAGCTAAGTTAAGCCTAACTCTAGCTTCTTTCATCCCAAATAGATTATTATTTTCTTTAAATATTTTAGATTCATAATTACCTGTTTCTAAAATAGCTTGGGCTAATACAATATGGGGGTATTTAAAATTTAATTTACTAATTTCTTCAATTAAATTTTCTTCACTAAATTTATTTTCTTCTTCTATTAATAATAATTTTTCAGTAGCAGTAATATATTCTGTTTTTACTGGGGGTTGTGAAATACCTAATAAAGAAAATATTATTAAAAATAAAATTATAATCCTCACTAATCCTCCTCTCACATTAAAACTTTTATATTTTAGCGTTTTTGAGTCAAAAGTGTATAGTTTCATATATTTGTTTTGGTTAGTAATATTAAATAACAAAGCTTAAGCTAATTGTAAATAAACCAACCCCAATTAATAAATTATGAGGATTTAAGGGTATTGAACCTTTTACTTGTTTAGAATTAAATTGGTGCTCTTTATGCATAGTAAGTTGATAAACTCCAATACTAGTAAAAGTTACACCTGATATAAATATTATAGGTTTATTATTAATATGTTTTTTTGCTATAAATTTATTTTTAGGTTTTTGGTTAAATGGTTCTAAATTTAAATTAATTTTAAATAAATTTATTTCCTGATTTAACATATTTTGACTACTAACTGTAGTAAAACTTATTAATAATAATATAAAAATTATTTTTTTCATTTTATCATTTCAATTACTATAACTAAACTAACTGCTATTAATCCTACAGTAGCCATTACTATAGCCCAAAAATTGGAACCATCATTCATTTTTTGTAAATCATATTTTTTTTCCATATCTTATTTTTTAAATGATTTTTTAATTGTATCTTTAATATCATTTTCAAAAGTTTTCATTTTAATTTTAACTCTTTTATTTACTTCCTCTTCAATAAATCCGTCAAACTCTCTATTTAACTCATCAAATGATAAATCTATTTTTTTAAGTAAATATGTTTCTGTGGATTTACTTTTTTTATAAGCATTAATCATAGATTTTAAAACATATTGTAATATGCCTATTGTTACTAAAAGTATAAAGACAATTACACATAATAAAACTATTTCTAATGCTCCTAAACCTTTTGATTGTACTACTACTGGTTGGTTGCTTGCTACAGGAGTTGGTTTGTTTGCTTCTGCTTCGGCTTTTTTATCATTATACTCAGCCAAATAAGTAACTATATTACTAATAGGTCCATCACCTAAATATTCATATGCAGCCATTGCCATACCATTATACTCTTTAAATATTTCATTGGCATGTTTATCTCCAGAAGCTCTTAAATCATTATTGTTTTTGATCCAAGCTGTAGTCCATTCTTTGCCTTGATTTTTTACTACATTTTTTAATGCAGGACCCACAACTCTTTTTTCCATGTTATGACAGGAAGCACAATTATTTCTAAATAACTGTTTACCCTCTTCATAGTCTTGTGCATTATAACCTATGGACAAAACTAAAAATAAAATTAATATTTTTTTCATTTATTGCTACTTATTATCGAATAAATACCTAATAAAATTATTCCAATTATACCATATAAAAGCATATCCGGAATTTCAACTATGTAGTCAGGTCCTCTATATAGTTCAATCATAAAATCCTTACTACTCATTAATAACTTTATTTTTCTTTTTGCTTATTTTAAATATTCTTTTCTTTTTATGTTGAACTTTTCCTAGTTCTTTTTCCTGTATTTTATGTTGTGTGTTAATCATTTTAACTAAAAAATACATATAGGTCACAAATATAGCAAGTCCAACTCCAAATATTAATGCACTCATCTTTTCATTGTGTTAAAAAAATTTGCTAATCCTAAAATTGATGGTACCCAAATACCAACAAATACTCCTTCATCTTTATAACCAGTAAACCATAATGTTACTGAAAATAAAAAACTAATAAAGGCTAAAATAATTGGATAGTATTTTTCTAATTGTTTCATAACTTTATTTTTTTGATATTCATATTTAACTGTTCTACCTTGATTTCCCATACCATCCATATCAACATTCTCATATGCTGATGGTGATGGTAAACCCGAATAATGACAATAATTATCCCCAGGTTCATAAGACTCTATTGTCTCAAAATAATACTTTTTATCTTTCGCTTTCATTAACTATATTTCTTTAATATCTAGTTTTCTATGTAAATCCTCCCTACCTGGGTAAGCATTTTGGAATTTTCTAATTTTACTAAACGTTAAACTAGAAATAACTCTAGATACACCACTAACGGGCATTCCTAATTTATTATAATTTGTAATTGAAATTTTATAACTTTTTTTCATAACTGGTTTGTTATGAATATACGAAAAATAAGCGCATAACGCAAATTATCTTTTAATTACTTAGTGCTCTTACTTGGAGAACCGTATTAATCATTTCCAACTGATTATCGCATTCTAATAATGTAAGTAAATCAAAATCAGCATTAGATAAACCCTTTTGAACCTGTTTTTGTTTTTCAAGTTTAATTAAACTAAACGCATCTAAACGATTTAGCATATTAAGATATTTTTCTTGTTTTAAACTTAACTTCATTTCATTACTTGTAACCATAACTTATATATTTATAGGGAAATATACGAAATAAATTCGTAATATCCAAATAGGTTTAATAAAAAAAGGGAATAGATAACGCAGTTAAGAGCTTTAATCTTCAGCGGCTTTTCAAGGTCCTGCAATGGGTTAACGGCCCATTTTTTCTATTCCCCTGTTGTGCACACTTTTAATATGTCGTTATCATATATCTCACTTATAATTTAAAAAGATTCCATTACTGTTTCATCTACTAAATCTTGTACATCTTCTAATTTAGCTTCTATTTGCATCATAATGTTTGCTTGGTAACGTTTTACTTCTTCACCATGATTAAAAATAATAATTGTTGGTACTACTATTATTTTATGTTTTGATTGTGCTTCTGTATTTGTGGCTATATCTACTTGGCTTACTTTACAATCTGTTAATTCATCTAGCCAATTTACTCCATTTGCAGCATTCCAGTTAGCATTGAATTGTACTACTTTAATTTGTGATATTGCATTTAAAGATAAAAATAAAATAACTAATGTTAGTAAATTTTTCATATTATTTATCTTTTTTCAATTAACCTATCTAATTTTTCTTCAATACGTTTCATATCTTCTTTTAACTCTCCAACATCTTTTTGTGTTGTCATAATAGTTTGGCGTATTAATTGGTCTTTCATATCAAATTCCATTCTTGTTACTTCCGGATCCGGGGGCGCTGGTAGTTTTTTTGCTTCAGCTATATCTGCTTGTAATACAAACCACATACTAATTACAGTTGCCATTGCAGCTCCTATCCCAACTAAGCTTTTTATACTTACTCTAAAACCTGTGTCCTCATTTAACTCCTTTGCCATTACCAATTATTTAGAAAATTACGTAGTTTAATCCAACACTAAAATCGTGCCATTGTCTATTCCAATATTTATTATATTTACCTTCCATAAATACACCAAGATGTTTATTAAATCTATATCCTAATATAAAACCTGCACCAAAATCAACCCATGTTTGTTGGTCTGTAAATTTATAATATGAATATTCTCCTGTTTCTAAATGAAAAGGCATTACACTTAACCATGAATGTAACCAAAAAGTTTTAGTATAATGGTAAAAATCATATCCTATTACTAAAGAATAATTCCATTGTTGGGGTATTTCCTGCTTTTTTTCTCTAACATAATCAGATAATACTTGTGGAATAATATTTTCTTCCCAAATTATACTATTAGTAGCTACTACTTCGCCTTCTGGGTTTAAGTAATTAGTTTCACCATTAGGTAAAAAATCTATATTATATCCCTCTTGTAGTGCTAATTCTGTATAATGTAAACTTCCATTTGGTAATATAAATTCTTGTAAGGGATTATAACCATATGGTTCGGATATTCTTTGAGCTATACCAGCATTTAGTGAAAATTTTCTTCCAAATTTATGTCTATATCTCTGGGATGCTTCAAAATATTTTATATCAGCAAAACCCTGTTGCATGTATTCTACTTTAACTATCCATTTATCAGCTACATACCTTAAAAAATGTTGTTGATCAATAAATGTGTTGCCAAAACGTCTTTTATAATCGGCTTCAAATAAAAATTCAAACCCAGATACTTTACCTATTGTAGCTGCATCTGCATATGAATGTTCCTCACCATTATAAAATACAGCTTGTCTATTTTCATATCCAAATCTAGCTATTTTTCTAACTCCTAATACTAGAGAATAATCAAATGGTGTTTCTTCGGTATTGGTTACTAATCTGCCAGTATTAACTGAATATCTATCTATATCAGCAATACTATTATTACCATTAAAAGCACCATAAAAAGTAGCAAATTTAATTGCTTTTTTAAATTTTTTATCAAAATCTTCAAATGGTTTCCATTCTTTTTTTTCTTGGGAAAAAAGTAATGTTGGAATTAAAAATAGTATATATATTATTCTTTTCATTATTGTTTAATTACTTTTCTAATATAAGTTAATTCACCGACTTTTACTTTTATAAAATAAATTCCATTATTTAAATGGCTTATATTAATAACACTATCGCTAGTTTCATTAATAATTATCTGACCTGAGGTTGAATAAAGACTTACAAATACATTTTTAAATTTTGAACTTACTACATTTAATTCTCCAGATGTAGGATTTGGATAAATAGCAACTCCTCCATCAGAAATTAAATTTTCAATTCCAACCCAATTACTATTTTGATCACAATAATCATAAGTATTTTGGCAACTAGCATCCCAACCTACACTACAACAATAGGGATCTATACTAATTACCCAGGCATAACATTGATCATTTAACCAATAGGGATTACCTGGTCCTGTAATACAACCTGCATCATATAAACAAGCCGTTGAATCAGAAATATTAGCTAGTGGATCATAATTATATGCATTTGGGTCTGTACAACCTGGAATAGGTAAAATACAAGTTCCATTATCAGTATTAGCATTTGGATCATAATTTAAGGCAGTAGAATCTGTACAACCATAAATAATGGGCACACAAGAGCCATTATCAGTATTTGCAGTTGAATCATAATTAAAAGCGGTAGGATCAGTACAACCAAAAATATAAGGTATACAACTTCCATTGTCTGTATTTGCAGTTGAATCATAATTAAACATAGTAGGATCAGTACAACCATAAATAAATGGTATACAACTACCTGCTAATTCCACATTTGCTAGGGGATCATAATTAAATGATGTACTATCCATGCAACCAAAAATTGCTGGGGTATAACAATAATCTATGCTCCAATGATCAACTAAAAGATAATCAGCATTCCAAAATTCTACATATCCCTGATTATCACATTCTGGGTGGTAAAAACAAGAACCGTCATCTACATTAGCATCTGGATCATAAGAGTCTGGGTGTGCTAAAGAATCAGTACAACCATAAATTTTAGGGATACATAAATCTCCACAACTAGGATATGCTACATATTTTTCATAAAAAGGATCTTCAAATGGTTGTAATGCACCTTGCCCATTATTAGCAAATGGATTGGTTCCTTCAGATAACAATGTATCTCCATATGAATTAATTAATGTAAATGAATTATGCCAGGTTTGAAATTCAACAGCCTGAGGTGGTTGTTGAGGTCCTGCAACTTCAAAATAATAAACTTCAACTGGGTAGTTTGGTGATAATTGTATGTTGAAAGTTTGATTATAGGGTCCAGGTCCCATTGTATATGTCCATAAGTTACTATTTTGGTGAACTCCTATATATGAGTTACCCCAACCATCTCCTGCATCATCCTCTATTACTAAAGTATAATCACATACAGAAGGGGTTTGCATCATTGTGGCAGATGGATTATAGTTGAATGCTGAAGTATCAGTACAACCAAATATATGAGGTGTTAAACAAGATCCATCATCAGTATTTGCTAATGGGTTAAATTCTTGGTATGCTGGATCTGTACATCCTAATATAGGAGTTATACCTCCACATGAATTTCCAAATAATGGTCCTGAATACCATACATTTCCAAAGTTCCCATTTGGTACCCCTGGTTGTAATGACCATATAGTATCACCATCACAATCATATATAACTACATTTCCATCAATATTTCCTCCAGATGTAGAACCACCTAAACCATCTCCCCATGTATCATTAATAATAAATTCAACTCCTAAAGTATCAATACAAACTGTATAAGTATAAGTTTGCCCTACGTCCTGAAAATTATATTCTCCTACTGATGCTTGTGCTGGAAAACCTCCATCTGATAATGAAACTAAAGTCCAAGATGTTTCGCCTGGCCAATTATCTAATGTTATTTCAATTGTTATTTCATGATCAATAGGATCACAATCTCCACTACTATTACAAGATCCATCATCTTCAGTTGCCCAAGGATTATAAGCTATTTGAGAAGGATCAGTACAACCATAAATGCATGGTGTTGGGGTAAATGCTATAGTATCGGATAAGGTACCATTAACAAATTCTAGTACTATAAAATGTTCTACTGACCAATTTGGGGGCATTTGCCCATTACCTGCGGGAGCTGCAAAATTATTATATCCATTTGAAGAAGGCCATAAACCAGGAAAAGTAATGTGATATCCTTCTTCATTACCATAATGAACTTTTACTACATTGCAACCAGGAGATAAAGTATCAGTCCACCATTCAAATACTATTGCAGACTGGTTACCCCAGCACATTTGCCAAGCACTATCTTGCAATATACCATTAC